TAATCGATATGATCAGTGTACAAGACTTTAGTGGTATACGAAAGTGGATTGTAGATAACGGCGATATTGATTCTTCCGTGTTATATCGTGAACTATATAATCATGCATCTAAGAAGATGAAGCCTGCTAGTATTGCTCAGATGGTATTAATTCTTGCTAAGTATCAGTATCAAGCAGCCTTCGTAGTAGATCATGAAATCAACAATGTGGCCTGTCTAGTTGAACTTATGACAGATTGTGATTGGTCATGAATCCGTTTGATTTTGTAAATGATATCAATTTCGGCAAGAAAGATATCATAACTGATTCTGATAATCCAGAATTAGCTGAAACTACATACAGTCCATTTCTAACTAATCGGGCTCTATCTTACTTCCCAGATACCATTCAATTTGCTAACATGATGAATAAAAACTCTCATATTGATCATATGCTTCAATATTCATTCTTACTAAATATCATAAGAAAGCGCAAACGTTTTTCAAAATGGTTTAAGAATAAAGAAGATAATGATTTACAAATGGTGATTGAATATTATGGGTACTCTGTAAATAAAGCAAAAGTAGCACTCAAAATACTTAATGATGATCAATTAAAAACAATAAGAGTTAAATTGAATAAAGGTGGGGTAGAATGACTGATTTAAGTACTATGGTTGAAGTACATTTGAAAGTAGAAGATGACTTTCTCAAAGTAAAAGAAACACTAACCCGTATTGGTGTTGCGTCTCGAAAAGATAAGAAACTTTACCAATCTTGCCATATCCTGCATAAACAAGGCAGGTATTTTATTGTACACTTCAAGGAGCTATTTGCTCTAGATGGTAAGCCATCAGATTTTCATGAAAATGAATCTGACATCGGTAGACGTAATGCTATTGCTAATCTACTAGAACAATGGGATCTTGTAACATTGGTAGATTCTAGCAAGACTGTCAAGCCCGTTGCGCCACTTAATCTAATCAAAATTCTTCCTTACAAAGAGAAGAAGGAGTGGGAACTAGTGGCCAAATATAGCATCGGCCGAAAGAAATAATTATAAAACGCTGACCAGATATGTAAAAATAGCATATAAAAATTGTGCTATTTTTACATCATTTGTGCTAAATAAAGTTGAAAGCGAAGAGAGTTTGCTTTCAAATGACGGTATGCCATATTGGGTACCATAATATAAACCTGCCATAAGGAGGTAATATAATGACTAAAGATATGTTTACACTACTAAATTCTCCATACTTCGTAGGGTTTGATCGTATTCATGACCGTTTACATGAATTCAACGATTCTATTGCGAAGAATTTGCCCGCCGGGGTGAAGAATAACCCCGCATATCCGCCCTATAATATTCGTAAAGTAGGCGATCAATATATAGTCGAGATGGCAGTGGCCGGGTTCTCAGAATCTGATCTAGATATTCAGGCAAAGGGTGATGTGTTAACAATTTCAGGCAGAATAGCAGCTTCTATTACTGACAGTAAAGATAATAGTCCTTATCTACATAAAGGAATTGCAAATCGTGGATTCACTAGGACGTTCAATCTCGCAGAAACTATTGAAGTTAAAGATGCGACATTCATTAACGGAATGCTTAAAGTTTTCCTCGAAGATATCATCCCAGACAACAAAAAGACTCGTAAAATTAATATCAATAACAAAAAAGAAACCAAGGAGGAACCACAGCTTTTAAATGAGTAATATAGAAAATTTTATCATAAATTTTATTATTGCTTCACCCGCTGGAGCATATCTAATTGTTCTATTGACTATGCTTGTTATCTTATATGTAGGGTTAAGTATCTATCAAAAAGTATCTACATATCCATATAGGTCTATGTCATTAGTAGATATAAATCCATTTATCAAACTTGGATAATAACTGTTGACATTAGCCATATATAATGCTATACTAGGGAGAGTAAGAAATTGCTCTCCCTATTTTTCTTGGAGGTATCTTGTTTTATACAAATGTAGATCGATACGGCAATAGTCTACTCTTTCGTGGCTATGATAAAAGAGGGCCCATCACAAAGAAAGTTAAGTTTGAACCGACGTTTCATATCCCTAACAATAGTACTGATGAGGGTTGGAAATCGCTAGATGGTCAATCACTTGCAGAATATCAACCAGGTACTATGCGTGATTGTAAAGACTTCTTGACGAAGTATGAGGACGTAGCCAATTTTAAGGTATACGGTACTACGAATTATATCCATCAATTTATCAGTGAGGTGTTCCCGGGTACGGTAAAATACGATAGAACTAAGATTAATATTTGTACTATTGATATTGAGGTTGGTTCTGAAAATGGATTTCCCGAACCAGACCAAGCTTTATATGAAATCATAACTATCACTATCAAGAACAATAATGGTAGTATATATCATACTTGGGGTACTGGTGATGTAAATGTAGATAAATGTTCTCAGTCCGTATTATATCGCAAATGTGCTGATGAAAAAGATCTTCTACTTGATTTTCTAGAATACTGGGAGAATCATATTCCTGATATCGTTACAGGTTGGTATTCAGATTCATTCGATATTCCTTACATTGTCAATCGTATTAGACGTATCTTGGGTGACGATGCTATTCTAGGATTATCTCCATGGCGTCGTGTAGAAGAAAATAACAAAAAGATAGCTGGCAAAGTAATCCCTGGTTTCAATATCGTGGGTGTTTCTCAGCTAGACTATATCGACTTATTCAAAAAATTCACACTCAATACATTGGGTCAACAAGAGTCCTATAAACTTGATCATATCGCCAATGTAGTACTGGGTGAAAAGAAGATAGACTATAGTGAATATGGATCTCTCCATCTTCTCTATAAACACGACTATCAAAAGTTTGTAGAGTATAATATTAAAGATGTAGAATTGGTAGATAAACTTGAAGACAAATTAGGTCTTGTCGATCTTGTGTTGACTATGGCCTATCGTGCTAAATGTAGTCTTGGTGAAACATTAGGCACTGTTGGTATCTGGGATGCTATTCTTTATAATGAGTTTAAGAAAAGAAAGATTGCAGTTCCTCCGAAGAAACTTTCTAGTTACACTGATTCTATTGAAGGTGGTTATGTAAAAGATCCACAAATAGGTATGCATGAATGGGTAGTTTCGTTTGATTTGAATTCTCTATATCCTCATTTGATTATGCAATATAATATGAGCCCAGAAACTATTGTGAATAACATTATTCCTGGAACAACTGTTGATAAATTACTTGATATGCCTAAGATAGATATTCCTGATAATACTTGCCTTACCGCTACTGGTCAGCTATTTCGTAATGATATAAATGGTATTATCCCACAGATTATTCAAGAATATTATGATGAACGAGTTGTTATTAAACAAAAGATGATCGATGCTCAACAGAGATATCAGAAGAATAAAACAGCGGCTATAGAACGTGAAATATCTTTATTAGATAATAACCAAATGGCTATCAAAATTGCTATGAATTCATTTTATGGTGCATTAGCAAATAAATACTTTAGATACTTTGATGTACGAGTAGCCGAAGCGATTACAGTATCTGGTCAATTTACTATCCGTTGGGCAGAGAAAATACTTAACGAATATCTAAACAAGATGATGAAGACCGACATAGATTATGTAATTGCTATCGATACTGATTCTGTATACCTCAATCTAGGGCCCCTGGTTACGAAACTATTACCAAACGAAATTGATGAGAACAAGATTGTAACTTTTCTAGATAAAGTAGGAAATCATATCGAGAAACATCTTGAATCGGGTTATGATGAACTTCAAACATATATGAAAGCACCTCGTCAGAAAATGGTGATGGCCCGCGAAATTATAGCTGACAAAGCAATATGGACCGCTAAGAAACGATACATTGCTAATGTTCTTGATAGTGAAGGCGTTCGATTTTCTGAACCCAAATTGAAATTGACAGGCATAGAAGCAGTTCGATCTTCTACCCCACAAGTATGTAAACAACTAATCACGGATACTATCAAAAAGATTATATCTTCTACTGAAGCAGATGTTCAGAAACATATAGATGATTTGAGACAAGAATATATGAA